TTGCATTAAAGTTTGAAAACTCTTGTTCTAATACTTTTGTTCTAGATAACCAATTATCATAACCCTGATTAATAGTTCTGGTTAAATCATTGATTACTGCCTGTGTAGTTGTGGCGGTATTTCCTGTAGCTGCCTGCATATTCTAATAAATAGAATAAAACTTATTTTTGATAAGATTCTATTAATTTGTCCACCATATACCTACGGGCATATGTAGGCATTTTTTGAAAATCTGTCCAAGACATATGTAAATCTCGGCTCAGAATAAAAAATTCGTCTAATTGGAATTTCCTATAATCAGAAGAAAACCCGAAAAAACTCAACCCCAAAGGCGATTTCAACATCTACCTTGTTTCCTGACGGGGCTATAACTGATTTGGTTAGGTCTAATCTTGGTTCATTTTCATCAATAAATTTTCTAATGAATTTTGAATCCATAATTGGTAATCCTTCAATAAATTTAATAATCGTACTTGGTGTTGTATCACCATTTACAGATAAAATTTGTTTTTGAAGTTTCATAGTCACTCTTGGGGCAACCCTTCCAGCAGGATATGAGTCAGCGGCCTTATTAATCTCTTGAATTTCTTTATATAAAAGTGGTTTTAATTTAACGGATGCTTGTGACTTTGGTAACACAACATCAAAAGTACCATCTTCGTTCGGGTTAGTTGATGGTCTTCTAAAATCTAATTCATCCAACAATATATCAGCAGAAAATCTTTTTCCAGTTTCAGGGTCATTAATACTAATTTTATATTCAGGACCAAAAGATGTGTTTCTCAAAAATATCAAAATAGCTTCAATATCACCGTTTAACAGTTCATCAGGTTTTAAATCCGGTTCATACAATTTTGAACGAACCAAGGTCATAATCATATCATCAGGGTTTGAGGCCATGATAATATTCTCATCAGCGGCGGTTAAATAACCAACCTTAACAGATTTTTTCTTTGATTTGTAGAATTTACCCTCAGATGGTAATTTTACCACATCATGTGGTAAGTTAAATTCTTGTTGTGCATATTGTAATAAATTTTCGTCCATAAAAAAAAACACAGGGAATAGACCCTGTGTTAAATATACCGTATTAAATTAATTTATCAATATAAAAATAAATACAAAATTAGTAAACCAAAATACAACGGTCCATCTGTAATGTAACGTCCAATCCTGCTAATTTGTCATCACTATATGATACGTTATCCCAAGTGGATTTTGTAATCATACATTGCTCAAGAATCCATTTTTCCACAACAACACCTGTTGGGTCCAACATTTCAAGGTCAACATTCTTTTTATAACCCGCAGCATATCCCATACGACCTGTAACTGATTCAGCGTGTAAACGAACCCACTCCATAAGAGCTTGTGTTGCTGATGGACCAATTGGGTCACGGAATTTAACTGAGATTGGATTCCATTTGAATCTACCCGCTACATATGTAGAAGTGTTCAAAAATTGTATCTCAACAGGGTTAATATCAATACTTGGTCTTCCTGATGATTCTACGAACCATTCATTAATACCTAAACTTGTGTCAAACCTTAGTATAAATCGGTTCGCTCTTTTTGGTTCGTAAGGAACCGGCATTTTCATTAATAAATCAGCCATGGTATATTCTTTTTAGTTTTTTGTTTTAGTTTATTTATCTATAAATACTCGTTGTTTAAAAATTTTTGTATTTACTTTAATTTTTTAAAAATTATCATCGTTTAGTATCTAGTTTTAATTCCTCCAGCAGTAGAATAAGTCTTTAAAACTGGTTCATCTTCAAAATGCTTCTTCATTACTTCTACATTCTTTAAATCATCATCTGAAAAACCAATACTAGGAACAAAATTATTTCTTACATCATCTTTAACATATAATTTTTTACCCAATTCTTTTGCCTGTCCTTTTACATATGAAATAAATTCTTTCATTGCTTGGACTTTTAATTCCTCGGGGTTGGCAGCTCCTGCGTCTGTACCAAAACTAACGGGATAATATTTGTTCATATCCATATAGTCTTTTATTAATTCCATATCCGATTTGTCTTCCATATTTGTAAAGTCACGGAATTTTCTAAGATTCTTAATTAATAAGTCTTTATTAATACCCATGTGGTCGGAAACTATTAGGTTATAAATCGCATCTTTTATTGTTTCAGGGTTGTGTCCACGTGCGGTGATTATTGAAAAAATTGACCCGTTGTTGATTGCTTCCACAAAATCAGACCAAGCGGGACCTGGTTTACCTTTCATGGCATCAATTTTAAATTGTTTATCACCACCAGTTCTAAAATTACGAAAAGGTTCGTCAGCATATCCAACAATTGTACTACCTTTGTAATTAAATGGTTTTACACCAATTTCACTTCTGTATTCCGCAAAATCTTCTGTTGACATACCAACCTCATTATCATTTTCATCTTTAAGGATAATTTTAGTTGGCATCATCATGATATTATCATCCCAATCAAAGGCGTAATATTTCATGTCAGGCGTACCAACATCGTCAAAACCTTCAAGTAATGACGATGTGGTGTTTAATGTTTTTTTTCTAATCATTTAAATATTAAATATTTTCAAATGATGCTCCTGTTGGAGTTATCAAGAACTCAATGTCAATGAATTCCAATGCTTTAGTTGGTTTCAAGTAAATTTTACCTGTCATAGTATTTCTATCTAAGTCTTCAGGTGAATTACTTACTGTTACTCTAAAGTCATATAAACCTCTGTCTCTTCTGATTGCATCCAAGATTGGGTTTACTGAATCCAAGAAATCTTGTCTTACTTTAGCATCGTTCTGTTCAAACAACAATCTAACCGCCACCGCTGAAATCAACTTACGAGCTTGTAATAACAATCTTCTTACGTTAATTCTGTTAAGTGCTGTGTCAGCAATTTGTAATGTTTTATTACCCCAAATTACAGTTCCAACATCAGAGAAAGTTGCGATTGGGTTGATTCTACCTTGATACAAAGTGTCTCTATCTTCTTGTGTAAGTTTCTTACGTGCTTTAACCGCATTTACCAAACCTCTTGTGTAACCCGCAGTTGCGAACCATGGGAATGAAATATTATCAGTCAACGCCAAGTTTCTACAAACTTCATTTGTTGGTGGTATGTAAATCTGTGTGTTATTTACAGTATCTCTAACCAAAATCCATGGGTAGTAAGTTGCTGTGTAGTTTGAGTCAATTCCTGTGTTATCTAAATTGTCAACCGCTTCAGTTGGGTAAATAAAATCAGCAGGATTTGTTACAGGTGCGAACATTGCTGTATCAGGTGTTGTACAAATGTAGATTGAATCTGCTCTATCAAATGTTACCATAGAAATAGAATCCTCAACCAAGTTTGAGTTGTTAACATAGTCAATACCAGGTGTTGCAAATACATTTATATTTACTGCTTCAGGGTTTGAGAATGTGTTAATACCTAACAAGTAAGCGTAGTAGTCAGTATTTGCAAAGTCAGTAAAGTTACTGATTGCGATTGGTTTAAACGCTCCCCAACCAGTTGCGTTAGGGTATCTTGTAGTTGGACAAGCTCCTGCTTGATATCCACTACCACCTAATATGAATCTATCAGTATTTGTTCTACTTTCGTTATATATATCCCAACCATCAAAACCACCTTGTAATAAGAAAGAGAATTTTCTTGCTTGGATTTGGTAGTAAGGGTTTGCTGAAGTTTCAGGGTCTCTTTGGAATGAAGCAACACCACAATCAAATGCTGGTGAACCAGATGTTGGACCTGTAACAATACTTACAACAGTTGCTCCTGAATCCATGTGGAAACCTTTGGTTACATAGTTCCAAGATGGTGCATCACTTTCAACACACAAGTCAAGTGGTTTTTGTTTACCCTTATATTCAAAAAATAATGGGTCATAACCAATTTGTGATGAAATACCCAAATATGTACTTCTTACTCTATCACCACCTGATACCGCTTTGTTATCAAAACCAGTATAAGAGAATGGTGGGTTAGTAACAACACCAAATGGTGGGTTATAAATTACTTCACCAGGGAAGTTGTATGCTACTTTATAAACAGGGAACGGAGGAGTTGCAGAACCATAATTTCTTATTACATATCCTTCAAAACCACAAGGTAATGATTCAGGATTTGCATCAACATCCATTTCCAACATTATATATTTAGAATTCAAAGCGTACTCACCATCACTAGTACCAATTTTAACCGCAATGTAGTTATTAGTTGTTGGGTCCATAGTACAGTTAGTATATTTTTCCAAAATAACTGGGTTAGCATCAGTATCAAAGAAATCACGAACCGCTACGTCAAAACTTAAATTGTTAAATGAAATATTTTGAATTGAAATTTTGATTTGAGTGTTTGCACTATTACCATCAGCAATTGAGTAAAATTTAAATAATCTTTCAACTGTTGAACCATAAAGTTGTGATACAACCCAAGGTGATTCAGGTGATTTGTATTGTTCTAAGTAGTTAGCAATTGTATTTGTTGTAACAGGGTTTCTTAAACCTGGTAAACTAATCAAAGATGAATTAATACCTCTAATGTAACCTTTGTTATAACCATAAGTTAACATTGTTTGGAATTGTTCTTCAACAAACAATGGTGTTTCAACTCTATTCTTACCAAAGTTAGAAATACCAAATACTTTAGTAATATAGTTAGCATCATTACTATTCATTGAAGTAACAAATGAGAATGAAGCTGGTGTTTCAGCGTTGTCAGTATAACCTGAGATTGCAAATTGTGCGAATGGGTTTTGAGAAATTCCTGAATAAGAACCTGAATTATCTAATATAACATCAGTTGTTCCTGTTATTTGATATTGTGGACCGTGAAGGTCAGTTGTGAATAACGAAATACCTCTTGAACGTAAAGTTGCAACAACTACGTCATTCCAACCTTCATATGCAGTACCTGAATATGTATAAGTCTTACCTGTTATTGTACCAGTATAAACACCTGAACCTGCACTAGTAATTGAAGATACTACGTTGTAGAATGAATAACCCGTATAAGTATCTCCTGTTGTTATATCAAAGTTTGCGTAATACCAAGTATCATCATTTGGAGATGTAAAGTCTGCGTCATATACCGAAAGTCCAGATACATTATAAACGTTTGTTTGAGCAGTATATCCTGACAACAATGAATCATAATCAGAGGTAGCAACAGTTCCAAAAATGTAAGCGGATGCACCTGATGTTGTACCTGAGTTATTTATGATTGTTTGAATTTGATTATATAATTGTGCACTAATTGTTGACACACCACCATTATATTGTGTATAGGTGTTTCCTGTTTGAATTACAGATGGTAACGCAGTAGAATATGTAATTGATGTTCCACCAGTAGTTCCTGTAAAATTAACAGTATATGTTGTACCTGTTGGAACATTAAGACCTACAGTACTTCCGTCAACATTGGCAATTGTTGTGATTGACCAAGATGGACCCGCATCATAACCTGATAAACCCAATACTCTTGTTACAAATAATTGGTTAGATTGTTGAAGATATGATTTTGCAATGTATGCCAACTCATATTTTGGAATTTGAGTGTTAACGAATTTTTCGGGAATCGTTCCGCCAAAGTATGATTCAAAATCATCATAGTTTGTGATAAAAATTGGTTCGAAAGCCGGACCTGTTAATGTCTCCCCAACAAGACCAAGAGTGGTTACCCCCACACTTTGAGCTACGAAGCTAAGGTCTCTCTCTGATGTATAAACACCAGGAGATACGAATACTTTATTTGATACTGCCATTTTGTTTTAGTTATTCAGTTTTATTTATTTTATAGATAAATATTAACAGATTTAAGAAAAACTTTACTTTACCATATCTATTTATAATATGGGCAGATTATTTTCTGCCTTTATTCTGCCTATGGAAAAGAAAATAAAGAATTTGAAGATATCAGTAGAGTCACACGAGATTTTAAAAAAATACTGTGATAAACATGGTATTAAGATGTATAAGTTTTTGGAAAATTTGATTAAAGAAAAATGTCATATTAAAAAAGACATTTATGGTGAATCATGAATGTGGATTTGCGTTTGGATTTGGTGGTGGTGGAACATTACTATTCACACCAAACAATTTAATTGCATAATTAAATGTGGATGTTAAAGTTGGGTTGGGTCTACTTGTAACAACAAGTCTTAAAGTATCGTTAGTATTAACTTGTATTAATGAAACATTACTACCATAATAATCAAATGTTGATTCTCCTTGTGGTCTTATATACACATCAAAAGTTGTAACATTTGTTTTTGTTAATAAATTAAAATCACCTGTATAATCAACAGTTAAATCAGTTTGTGTTAACCCACTAGGTACTGACACACCTAAATTATATTCATCAATATTTTCAGGATATTTTTTTCTTCTTGGTCTTGATGTTTGTGATGATACTTCAAATGTATTAAACACACGAGAAACCGCAGGGGCGACCTCAAACTCATCCTCATCCAATAAAAACCCTAACATTGTAAATTCATAGTTTTGGATGTAAAATCTTCTTTTCTGTACTTCAACAACTGACTCGTCTGAAATGGCTCCCATAATAATTGGAATGTAATGACCGTTGATTTGTCTATAGGCTTGTCTTGATGCAAAAGTTTGAATTACATTTTTGTTAAACTCATTCAACTCTCTCATTCTATTACAAACAATTTTTACATTATAGGTAATATCAACAGGAACGGGTTGTGGAATTTTATAGATATCCAAACCTTTAATGTTTCCATTCCAAGATGGAACGGCTGCGTAAAAATATTCTTTTCTATTTGGAATATTATAAATGATTGCAGGATTGCTTCCGTATTTAACTTCAGGTTGACGAACAACCGTAATAAAAGGTAATGTTGGATTACCATTCAAATCTTGAATATCCCAAGTTTCAGTAAATTGAGCCCAGTTTTGTGTGGTAATAATTAAATCAATCATCGGAATGATTTGACCAGCAACCGTTGTTTCCAAATCTTCTTTTACAAAATCCAAAAATCCCCTATCTAACTCGGGGTGCATTAAAGACTTTGGTAAGTAAGTTCCATCGTACTTAATATCTTCAACCAATTGTTCTCTACGAGCCAAAAGAATTTTTTCGGGCTTAAGATTAATAGTTGGGATAATTTCCTTTCTTTTTCTTGGTACTGCCATCTTATATACCTCTAAATTCATTTTCACTTACAGGTGTTGCAGTATAAGAATAGTAAAATCCTTTATAACCACCATAAGTGTGTTTATTATCATAATCAGGAATACCCGCATCAATTACTGAATAGTATCTAACTTCAGATTCAGTTATCCAATATCCGATATAATCACCCAATTCAATATTAACTTGTAAATCCGCAAGTTCTTGTTTGTAAACGGCAAATTTTAATAATCCAGGTTCGTTTTGAATAATTTTACTACTTCCTAAAAATTGTTCAGCCGCCTCTTCAATTCTAACATAAGCATTGATGGATACGGGCGCTAAAAATTGTATCCCGTCTTGTAATACTTCACCATAAACATCATCTTGAATTGTTTTGGTTCTATCAACTTTATAAAGTACTATTGTAAAATTCATATCCCCACCAAGCCATTCACGACCCATAGAAATATCCAATGAGAAATCTTCCCCACCAAAAAATTTACCTAATCTTGTAATTGGAACGAGTTGTTGCGCCATACTTGATAAATATACATAAATTGATTATCTTTTATTAGATTGGAAAATACTGAAAACACATATAATGTCTCTGTGTTAGAAAGAAAGGCTCTTGATTTGTTAGAGACGTATCAGGGTGCCAATAATTACATCATACGTTTGAGACAAAAACAAATTGATAATAAAAAGTTTTATCCAACCCGAGCTCAAGCCGAATACATAATAAATTATTACGAAACATCACCAAAGGTTGCAAAGAAATGGGTGGAACTTGATTCTTATTTTGCTCAAAAAATTGCTAATGATAAATTGTTTTCATCTGTACCAACAAAAGTATATGTTGAGAAACTTTTGGTTGAAAAAGATACCGCTTATCATATTTGGGGAAAATTTTTTGAATCAGAACAAGTACATGACTTTTGGATTCCAAAGGTTGCGATGGTAAAAGACAACAAAGTTAAAGATGTTGTAATTGATTATGAAAAATATTCACACCGTCCACCACTTGAACACCAAAAAGAAGCCATTAAATCTTTGGTTGA